TCGCTGACGGAATGGAGTCGGTTCGCCGGCTTCGAGCCCGCTCTGCATCATCAGCTCATATTGCAAGAGCTGGAAGCGTTGGAGCGTGGCGACTTCGACCGCCTTGCTATCAGTATGCCACCGGGCTCGGGCAAGACGACGTACACCTCGCACCTGTTCCCGCCGTGGTTCCTCGCACGCAATGCGGACAAGCTCATTCTGTCGGGTTCGCACACTCAGGAATTTGCCTCCCGGAAGATCGGCCGCAAGGTCAGGAATCTCATTGAGCGGCACTCCTCCGCACTCGGCATCGGAATTGATGAGGGGTCGCGATCGATGGACGATTGGGCCTTAACGTCAGGGGGTGGGTATCGCGCTGTTGGCGTCGGTGTCGCCGTTGCCGGTGAGCGCGCTGACCTTGGCATTGTCGAGGACCCCTTTGCGAGGTGGGAGGACGCGCAGAGCCTGAGAGCCCAAGAGGAAGCCTGGGAATGGTACGAAGGCGACTTTGTCCCGCGACTGAAGCCCGGCGCCAAGCGCGTCGTCATCATGACGCGGTTCAACGAGCTTGATCTACTCGGCCGCATCTTCGAGCGCGACGCCAAGCTCGGCTTCAAATGGCGGCACATCAAGCTGCCCATGATTGCTGTCGCGAACGACCCCCTTGGCAGACAGCCGGGCGATCGTCTGTGGCCGGAATGGTTCACCGAAGAGATGGTGACCGAGGCGCGATCGAACGCGCACAAGTGGGTCGCGCTGTATCAGCAGGAGCCATCGGCGGAAGGCGGTGACTACTTCCAAGCGGAATGGTTCAAGGAGTACGTGCAGCCTCCGCAGCGCGAGAACATGAGGATTTACGGTGCGAGCGACTACGCGGTTACAAGCGATGGAGGCGACTACACTGTGCACATCGTCGTCGGGCTCGACAGCGAGGGGAAGCTTTACCTGTTGGACATGTGGCGCAAGAGGGCGTCGGCCGACGAATGGGTCGAGGCGTTCTGCGATCTGGTCAAGCAATGGCGGCCCATGGGCTGGGCGGAAGAGACGGGGCAGATCAGGAGCGGTGTCGGTCCGTTCCTGACGCGAAGGCAGCAAGAGCGGCAAGCCTATGTCTATCGGACACCGTTTCCGACCCGCGGTGACAAATCAGTTCGGGCCCAGTCAATCCGCGGACGCATTGGGCTCAACGGCCTGTACGTGCCAACGCTGAAGCCATGGTGGCCGGATGTTCGCGCTGAGCTGCTCGCGTTCCCCGCAGGCAGGCACGACGACATCGTGGATGCGCTCGGTCTTGTCGGACAAATGCTCGACAAAATGGTCAAGGGCGCTGCGGTAGACAAAAAGATCGTCCTCACGGGCGAGGCGAGGCGCATCGAGATGTGCCGCCTCCGAGACGAGAGCTATGCGCGAAAATGGAACAAGAAGCCGGTCGAAGAGATCAGTTGGAAGGTTGCCTAGGCTGAAAGGTTATTGCGATGGACCCAATGCAGAACATGAACCCCACGGGCCGTGGAGGCTTTAAGAAGGGGAAGAGCGGCAATCCCGGCGGTCGTCCTAAGGTCGAGGGCCACGTCCGCGAGATCGCCAGACAGCATACCGCCACGGCAATCGAGACGCTGGCCGCCATCATGGCTGACGAGAAGGCGCCGCCTGCAGCGCGCGTGACGGCATCCGTTGCGATCCTCGATCGCGGCTATGGTCGGCCCGCGCAGGCGCTGTCGCTCGATCTCACGCGCAAGTCCTTCGACGAAATGTCGGACGACGAGCTGAAGGCAATCGCCCATGGGGAAACGATCGAGGGCGAGGTGATCCAATGACCTGTGTAGTCCCGATCACTGAACTCGCCGAACATCTCGGCACGACCGTGAAGCGCATTCGAGAGGTAGCGCCACGCCTGGGCGGCTTGTCTTACACCGCCGAGCTGAAGGACTGCGTCCCGATCTGGGAAGTCCCAGCCTATCGCAGGGCGGTGCAGCGATGAGCGAGACACCTCTCGCGTCGGTCTTCAGCGGCGGCCGGTACGTTGGCGCGATCCTGCACCGGGGTCCGAAGGGCTACGAGGCTGTGGCTGACGACGGCGCCAGCCATGGCTGCTACCCCTCGCAGAGGGAGGCGGCGTCCACGCTGCAAGCCAATTTTGCCGGACGAGCTACCTTACCGGGGGCGTGTTTTATGCTTAAATAGCCAGATGACAGACGCGCCACCACCGCCTCCGGCACCATCGCTCACGCCACCGGAGCACTTTCAGTTTCCCACGCAGCTACTCGAGCAGTGGGTTGACCTTTCGGCTAGCGAAAAGTTGAATGTGACGCTGACCCGACAGGATGTGGACAATCTCATATTTGGCCTTCTTAGAAGCGGCGATGCTCAAGAGGCGTTGAGTCAAGCCCTTGTTGCGTGGTCAAACGGCCAGGTGGAAAACGCCAACCATCAGTTAAATCAGTTTAGAAAACACAACGTCGATAGTCTCAATTACTACAGGCAATTTGCGACAGGGATCATGGTGTCGGCGCTGCGGAAGAAGACAGATGCCAAATGATCGATTTCAGGATTACGCAAACAATGTGGTTAGTCTCTCCCAACGCCGTTTTGGCAACGAGAAGCCTCCGGGGCCTCCCTTGCAACCTCCGGGCGGAGGAGATGGTGGTGATATGACCGAAGCGCGCGTTGCGGTTCTAGAGACGCACGTCACTCACATCAAAGAGGATGTGGGCGACATGAAGCAGACACTTAAGGATTTGCATAAGGATACGTCCGAGTTGCGGATAAGTTCCGCGACGCTTACGGAAAGCGTCAAGCATCTGCCATCGAAGGGATTTGTGGTGACCGCAACACTGTTAGCGCTCGCTGTCGTAGCGGCGCTAACAGTGTTTCAAGGAAATGTGCAGCGCGCTTTCAACATTACCCCGAACGGCCCGAGCGCTCCCACTGTTGTGACGCCTCCGAGATAGGAGTTGGCCACGTCCTCGGAAGCCTGCCGACGCAGTCAGAGCGAGCCCGACCAACTCCAATAGCAAAGACCCCCGACGCGGATTGCCCGCGCGCTGGGTCTCTGGGTGTGTCGGACGGCGGTCCGACAGGTCGATACGTAACGGCCGATGGTTAACGTTGCGTTGTCATGCCGCCAGCAGGGCCTTTGCCGCCTTCCTCGCCGCCCGCAGCGCGGTGACGATCGCCAACCGGGGGTCACCTGCCGCACGCAGCCGGGCCGCCCAAGCAGTCAGCGTGAGCAGCCCTTTGTCGCGATCGCACGGCTCGCACACGATGAGCTTGTTGGCCTCCGTCAGCGAGCCGCCGTAGATGATCGGCCGAACGTGGTTCGATGTCGGCCGTTCCATCGGCTTCCCGCAATACGCGCAGGGGAGACCGATGTGCGAGTGCAGTAGCTCGCGCAGATTGCGGGGCTGCACGTCACGCCTCGCACTCTGTGTGCAGCGGCGTGACATTGAGGAACTCGCAGGCGCGATTGAGAAACTGAAGCTCGGATGCGCCTTCGTTGTACCCTTCCCACATCTCATGAGCCGCTGCCGACACAGCCCTGGCCTGCACAGCGAGCCCCTGTAACGTCTTCGCCCGCATTTCGAGGATTTCGTCGCAGAGGGGATATAGCTCGTCGTGCATTGCGTTCCAGAAATCGTCCAATTGGCCATCTTCTTCTGGCTCGTGGAAATCCCTATCGATCACGGCGCTCCGAATGGTCGTGCGCAGTTCGATGGTCTCTTCCAGGTCGTCATCGGGGACCGTGAAGCCACTCGCCGTGAGGTCTTCAATCTCCTTATCTACAGCCCGGTCGATTTCTGCGAGCCGGCGGCGCCCCTTGCGAGCCACGGGAACGTACCGCGCCAGCACCTTCTCTAATTGGATGCCGAGGACCAGCAGATCGAAGTCCGGGCTGGCGTTGACTTCAGCCAGGGTGGGGAACGTGCCCGCGGCTGTGGGGACTACTGCGAGGGCCGCGAGGGATGCGCCAGAGGCGAAGGCGCGGCGGGATAGGTTGGTGGACATTGTGGATGCTCCATTGGTTGGGGCACCGGCGCGAAGCAGTCGCAATTGTGGTGTGATAGGAAGTGTCGGGCTCATGCGCCGCTTCTCCGGTGCGTGGGTCAAGTCCCCGCCCGGCGCGACCAACGTCGGGTGGGGGCGACAAAAGATGTCCCTATATAGAGGTGGCGTCAATCGAAATTGTGGCTTGAGTATGGGCTCGACCGAGCGCAGGCCAGAAAACCCAACAATATCAATACAATACGCCGGATGAGCATTCCGCGGCATCTCTCCTTATATCTTCCGCGGCAGTCTCCATCATCCGGTCGGTCT